GCCAGAATATAGAAAACTGTGCAAAGAAGTACACGCCAAATACGGGAAGCCGCTCAATATGCAGTACTGGGAATCATGTTCCTGCGTGGATGATGTATACTTTGGAGAATGTACGAAAGAGCGGTTGATTAAGTTGTTAGATATGGCCGTGCAGGAAGAAGCCTAGTAAACCTATAAACTAACCAAAAGCCCCTGGATTGCGCCATTATGAGGCAGTCCAGGTTAATTCTCAAGTAAATGGAGTCTAAATATGACTACACAAAAAGTGCAGGACAGAATCGATGAGATTATTGTAGAGCTATATGCGAATGAGTTGTCTATAGCTAAGATTGCCAAGGAGTTTGGTGTGACGAAAAACTATGTTTATATGATAAATTCGGGCGAGTGCGGTACAATGGCTGGATTTAAGTACCCCGTTAGGGAAAAGAAATACCCGCCTAGGGAGGCGCCTACGGATGTCTACGGGGAGCCAGTCTGAAGTGGAGGCTGGCCCTTGCGGTTGTATTTGGTGCGGTCCTTCATGGTCCCGCCTTTTGTGCGATTCCACGAGTCGCGCTGGGTCAGGTTGCGCTGTCTGCGGGAGCGTCGCCTGGCCTTGTCTGTCTCTGATGTCATAGTGTTGTTTCTATACAACAGATGAAAAAGGTTATAACTGTCTTTATGAGGCCGTTTGTGATACGACCTAAGGGGGCGCGACTAGGTACTGTCCAGCGGTATCTATCAACCTGTTTAACAGGGGAAGGTTCCAGCCCCGATATATCACTTAGCGATAGTTTATTCCCGGCCTCAAAGGTAGCTAGGCAGTCTCCGCTATTTGACCGATGGAGCCACAGAGGGAGGCTCTTAATTTTGAGTGTCAGACACACTGTCCTTATAACCTAACAAATAAGGCCAAAAATGGCTATTTTACTGGGTTTCTTTAATTTCAGAGGACCGATGATATAATCTTAACAATCAATCACTTGCGCTTCAATTGTTAGATATTATGGGGACGAATAATAACCAATGAATAATTGTAAATATTGTCATGACAAACTAGAAGAGTGGAATACAACAGAACCTAGTCCACTATATGATCATATCAAGGGAGTATGCTACTTTTGTATGTTTGAGATTGACGATGACGACAAACTACTGGCCAAAATGGAATACAATCATGAGAATGAGTGATCAAAGTTTTATTGCACTTGGATTATGAGAAAAGTGACGACCAGTGTTGACAGCTCTATGAGGGTTATCAGGAATTTGCCAAAATACTTGAAAGCCAGTCACGCCAGGGAAGGTAGCGCTGCTAAAGATTACGCCCTGAATAGGTGTCTTAATCACATCGAGCGTATAAACAAGGTAGGGCGAGGCTTTGACGGCCTTGAAAAGTCGCTTATGATGCGGGAAGCGTGGAGCATATATATAGAGCTCACAAAGTTCGAGTGCGATGAGCGTGCAGACTTCAACAAACAGCGGGAACGCCAATTAACAGCCCAGCACGATAGCTTGGATAGCGATATAGTGGCTGATGGTTACGCCGTTGAAGTGGCCTCACCTGAGGTCTACTCTGGCGGTCTGGGCTACCGGCATGTCAACTGGGACTCATCATACATGATGGCGGTTGCCAAGGGGAAGCAGACAGACCCCTTCTGGCGTCCTGATGACCCCAGAAATAAAGTTGGGACAAAAGAGCACGTAGCTATGCCCTCGCTTGAGGAGTCAGGATACTGGGCTTGTCAGCCTAAAGAGCCGGATGATTGGTACGAAAAAATGGGATGCAGATTGGGTGAAGGTCAGAATCGGTAGTGTAGTTGACACCCACACTGGGCGCGTTTACCCTTCGCGGTCAGAGTGCATAAAAGCATTGGGGCGTGATGCAGTCCCTATGTTACGCGATAAACGTTACAAAAGACTGAGGATAATTACCATGCAAGATCGCAATCAGGCTATGTTTGCCCAGGGGGATAGTTGGGTAGCAATGGCTGCTATGCAGCTAGAGGGAGTCTTGAGGGACATTGAAAAAGCTTCTGAGGGTGGATTGGACCACAATAAATTCGGTGATATAGCTATGTGGTTGAAGGCTCTGGTAGAAGATTTGGACATCTCGGAGCTGAAAATAAGAGAAGCCGGAGATTCCCTCACCCACGAGCTAGACCAGGAGACGTTTCGCAATGAATTCAGAATCGACATCAGAAAGGACATCGAATCTATGGTGCAGCGACTGTGATAAAAAGAGAGCTACGCAACTGCACCCCTACATCCTCTGCGATAGCTGTTATGCAGACCGCTACTCGATGCAGCTAGTAGAAGGTAAACTGATAAAATTCAAAGAATATTTGAAGGCGCAGCTCATAAAAGATGGCCTCTGGTTCAAAGATGGAGAAACTAGACAGGAATGGCATGGCCGAATGGAAGCTGTTTCACGAAGTGCTCTTCAACGATACTTCAGAAGGGAAAAGGGCAAAGTGGGAATACATAAAAAGCCTACCGGAGATGGAAAAGGTGGTTCTTGATGTTGTTAAGCACTTTGGGAAACTTGAGAGTATAAAGGTCTACCGTGGATAAGAACTGGAAAGCATTTGAGCGACGGGTTGCGCTACGCACTGGGGGTGAGAGGATACCAGTATCTGATAGGAGGACGCCTCTGGACGTAGCGCACCCTTACCTCGGCATTGAATGTAAGTACCGTAAAAAGCTGTCGAAGTTTATTAAGGACTCTATGCAGCAAGCCATAGAAGGCTCAGACAATAAGATACCCACTGTTGTACTGGGTGAGTATCGCAGTTCAGAAATGCTGGCAATCTTGAGGTTAGATGACCTTATGACCTTGATTATTGCTTATGAAAAATATAAGGAGGTTACTCATGCAGACTAGAAGAAACTTAGACAATTATTCCACCGTCACAGCGTTAATGGAGGAGTTTTTCTCCCCAGTGAAATATGGGGCCAGAGCAATCGGGCATGGAGGCACGATAGACGAACCAAAGATCATATCCAGGTGGGTGGAGAGAAAGTTTAAGGCTTGGCACGCCCCTGATGGTTCTTATCACGAGGAACTGGTAGAAGATTCCTTGCCTACAGACCCAGAAGGGACAAACTGATGGCCTTGTATGAGGACTACATCGCAGTCTCTCGGTATGCCAGGTATTTGCCTGAGCAAAAGAGAAGGGAAACGTGGGGTGAGACAGTGGATCGCTATGTTAATTACTTTAGTGAGAAGTTTGATTTACCCTCTATGCTCTCCTCAGAGCTGGAGGTAGCCATTAAAGATAAACACGTTATGCCCTCTATGCGTTGCCTGATGACCGCAGGAGAAGCATTAACGCGGGATAATATTTGTGGTTATAACTGCGCTTATATAGCAGTAGATCATATACGAGTGTTCGGGGAATCACTCTACATTCAGATGAATGGAACGGGGCTGGGGTTTAGCGTGGAACGTCAGTACATTTCTAAGCTGCCAGAGGTTGCAGAGGAGTTTCACCCCACTGATACGACGATTGTGGTGCGTGATAGCAAGCTGGGGTGGGCAACTGCCCTAGATGAGTACGTGAGGCTGCTATACAGCGGGAAGATTCCACAAATCGACACCTCAAGAGTTCGTGGGGCAGGCGCCCCTCTTAAAATTTTTGGGGGACGGGCGTCAGGTCCGTGGCCTTATGAGCGCATGTTAATTAACGTCGCTAATGTGTTCAAAGGAGCTAGAGGAAGAAAACTCTCATCCATAGAGGTTCATGATATCATGTGCCACATAGGTGAATGTGTTGTAGTCGGAGGGGTTCGTCGAACTTCTCTAATCAGTTTGTCCAACCATTCAGACGAGAGGATGCGCCATGCCAAAATGGGTAACTGGTTCGCAGAGAACCCACAGAGAAGTCTGTCAAATAATTCTATCTGCTATACCGAAAAGCCGGACATGGGTGCTTTCATGCGTGAATGGCTGGCTATTTACGAGAGTAGATCAGGGGAGCGTGGTATCTTCAACAGGGAGGCGTGTAGAAATATGCTCCCCTCAAGGAGAGATCCAGACTATGAGTTTGGATGCAACCCATGTTCAGAAATCGTCCTACGCGGCCATACCAAAACAGGTGCGGGAGGAGGACAATTCTGCAACTTAACAGAGGTAGTCGCCAAGCCTTCTGACAGTATGGAAACTCTAGCGGATAAGGTGAGGTTAGCTACAATCATGGGAACCATGCAATCGTGTCTTACAGATTTTAAATTCCTACGAAAAGGATGGAAGCAAAACTGCGATGAAGAGCGATTGCTAGGGGTTTCTATCACAGGAATCTATGATTGCCCTGCCCTTATAAAAAGCAAGCCAGAGGAACTTCAAAAGCTGAAGCAGGAAGCTATCAATACGAATGTCAAG